CAGAATTGAATCGCTGTGAAAATCGATCTCAATACCCCTGCCAATTGCAATACCAATCCAGAAGGCAACACCTATTCTTTGGTGGCCGTATTCTGTATTTGTTTCCATCTCAACGCCGTATATTTCAATGCGCTTGTATTTCAGATAGACAGCCATCGCCAGGGCGTAGGCAACAGAAGACGTAATATAAGGGATAGGTTTATAATCCCCGAACAAATCCGCTATGATTTCATTAAGCGGAAACTTGATAGAAGCCGGCACGTCTTCGTACTTTTCCTGCATATAAACAGGAATGTCAGTATTTTGTAACCACTCATAATGCTTCGGGTCATTCCTGTTAGTGGATGACCGCCAGATAGTAGGGTCGTGCATTTGAAACACCGCATCAGCTCGCTTGCACCAGGTTGACTTTGCGGACTCATTGAACACCCACACATCAACATCTGTGCGGCCAAAGTCAAAGCGATCTCTTGTGCGCGGATGTGATCCGATAATAGCAACAGTATCTTTCAAAATCTACCTTCTTTCAAAGGGCAATCAGGATGACGCTCCTTTTTGTATTCGTCAATGGCAACATGGGAAAAGAACTCTTTTTCCATCAATGGACAGCGATAAACAAATTCATCGTTGTACCGAAAATCGCACTGCCAGCAAGATTCCGGCAGTTCGTCAACCACAATAGAAACTAATTTCATGTAATCGGGCTTTCCCGGTACTTGACCGGCACTGTAAAACTGACCATCTGCGTTGGGATAGTGTTCCACTGAACAGGCGAAACCTCGAAGCTGACAGGGAAAACTATCGTTTCAACTGTCGCGCCGAGCGTAGGATCACCAGCCAACCTTTCAAGAAATTCAGGGATGATCAGGTTTATCTGCGTATATGCGGACTTCATGCTCACTCTGCTGACATGGAAGTCTACTTTCAGATTGACCAACATCCGGCAGGTTGTAGATTCATCCGCCTGCCCTGTGCCGTTCGCAACATGCGCAATGGCCAGCGGCAGCACAGTGGCGTCTTCAGTGGGATAGGAAGGCGCGCCCCTGACAGTAATAGTGGCAAGCGCAAGCGCATGCGCCTGTAATTTCACAATGGCATTATCAAGAACGCTCATCACATCACCGCGTTGAATATCTTGTATGGTTTTAGTATCTCTTTCACATCAGGATCAAGACTCTGCGTATAAAGCATTTCACCAATAGCAGCATTGACTGACGTATCTTGCCAACTCTGTTTTGCGCGCATAAACCAGCGCATCGCCGTTATCTTGCAAGCCTGCTGAATATCGGCCGGCGGATAACTGGCATAGCCGAACACACCGGTAACCTTCACACCCTTGCGTGTCGTGCCCCAGTTGCCTTTACTCCCAGAATCGTTATCAATTACAAGGGATTGAATAGGCGCACCAATCACGCTGTAGTTGTAAGGGCTGACATAGAAGTCAGTGTTTTCAGTCCAGGCGGTATATGATGTTGAAGCCCTTCCGCCAGATTCACTCACATAAACAGAAGTAAGGCTGACAAGCGGGTCAATGTAGATTTCTTCTTCACCATTGCCGTCAAAATAGCGCGTCTGGTCATCGGTGGTCGGATAAAAGTAATTAGCCCATCCGCCCACTTCCTTGTCAATCAGGCGGCTTGCACCAGTAATCATTCCCTGTAACACGCCGTCATAATCGTATGAAGTGGAAGAAAATAACTCGCTGTCGGGCATGTCTGTTTTGACTGCCGCAACATTTGTATAATCTGCCATAGTTAATTCCTTTATGGGGTGGGCTGTATTTCAAGCCCACCCCCTAATAAAAAATGTTATGAACTGGTCAAGTTAGCGTTCTGCGGATAACGCGGCTCAATGAAGGCCGCAACCGAGATTGCACCACTTGTTATCGTGGTGGTTGCCAGGTCAAGGTAAACGTAGAGAGCATCTGAATCCAAAGCTGGAATCGATGCGGGATCAACGTCAATCAACATGGCCCTATTAGCCTGTTTATCAGTTGTAGCCTCAAGGCTCACACCTGCGGTAGTACCAGCGGTGATAGCGCCCCAGGCGTCAGTTCCTAACTCTGAACTCAGGCGATACTTGAACGGAATCGCCGTATCATTGGCGTTAGTTGTATTGCCGGTTGCAGATACAACGGTTACCAGGATGGCATCGTTCGAGTCAGTCAACAATGCACCAGTCTGAAGCAGGAAAGTCACCCATTGTGCATTTTTCAATGCCACAAAGACGCTTTCTTTAGCTTCTGTGGTTTCGATCGGCGAGTAAGCCGGAACGATTTGATACTTTTCAGTAAAGCGAACACCCATAGTTACACCTCCTATGCGGTTGTGGCGGCTAAGGCCACGAATGGTGAAACAGTTGCGGTTCCGTCATACGCGGTAATGGGAGAAGCGTTCAAAGGCTCGCCATCAACACGATACACGAACCTAAAGGCCGTCTCGTCATAATCGAACTTGATATGAATACTGGATGCAGCCTCAACGCCGCCTTTGGTAATCATGGCGTAGTTTGAAGGACTGATCAGCATTACATCACCAGCCGTGCCAAGGTATGGGTTGTATTCGGTTTCAATAACAGGACGTCCGAAGATCGAGCCGTACTGCGCACCGGACATTCCACCTGGCGGCATATAAACTGGCATATCGCCAACGGTCATCGCATAAAGCTGTGGCATGACCGAAGCGTTGACAAGCCAGATGTAATCATTCGCGCCCAAATAGCGGCGTGACCACATGCGGCTGATGTCCTCATCGGCAACCAGGTTGGCAGTTGTGCGCCCCTGTGAAACCAATGCACCCGATTGCAGGATGCCCAAAGGCTTTCCCACACCATCGCCATTGACAATAGCCTGTTCCACTTTGAACCGAAGTTCATCAGGCACGTTGCCAACGATCCAACTCTCCAGAGCGGATGCATCTGCAAGCAATTCATCAGTCGCATAGACTAACGCAGCAACCTTTTTCAGCTTCAGATCGATCTGGCGGAACTTAGGCTTTGATGCTGTTTTCTGTGCAGCTTCAGCAAGCCAGTAACCTTGCACGCCGCCAAGACGTGAACCATCGGCGCGTGAAGTTTCGTCCACAGCATTGATGGTCAGGGCATTGCCAGATACGCGGATAGGATTGAACAGGCTCAACAGCCGCCCAACGCCCCACATATTGGTATGAATGCCGGATGCGATATCGGTAGGCACTAAGAAGCCACCCTCTGAAGGGACTGCCTCATTTGCACCAGTAGCCTTGTAAGGGCGCAAGCGCGGATCTTCGTAGTGGTTCAGTTCAGCGTTCTTGACTGCCATAAAGAAGTCTTTTGCGCTAAAAGGCTGATCTGCCTCGTCCACAGTAACCGCCACTGGCGCTTTCACCTTAGGCTGTGATTCCTCATATTTCTTCAACGCCTGGGTTATGGCGTCTTCTACCACCGCGCCGATGTCAATAGGTTCAGCAGTGGATTTTGTTTCTTCGCTCATGATTTCCTCCTCATGATTTTCCGGTTCAGGTTCTTCCTGCTCCGGTTGATAAATAGACTTGATAGATACGGCTGCGTTTCGCGGCTCGGCCGGCGTAGGCGTCAAAGACGCTTCAGCAATCGGCCAAGACTTGATTAGGTAGGATTTCCCCACCAGTTCCTTGTCCACCAGGTGACCAGCAGCACCGCTCGACCAGCCAAGCTTGCCAGCTTCAGCCAGTTTATAGATACTGCGTTCGTACTCGTCCCTCATTTCAAGCTGTGCTTCAAACCAAGCGCCAACATCGTCAAACATGACCTTGCCGCGCCCGATTTTCTTGTGCTTGAAATGGGAGTCCATTCCGTGGTCATAATAGACAGGCAGCCTGCTCTCTGGTTCAACGCCAAGATCGCTGTCAGGCGTGAAGAAGTCGCCGGTCAAGTCAGGCGTTTCAGGGTTGCCCCATCGCACCAGATAACCGCCAACCTTCCCTTCGCCTAATGCTTTCACAGCATCACCATAGAAAATTAGGTTGTCTTCCATAAAACCTCCTTAAACCAATCAAAGCCAAAACTAAGCGATAACCGCTTTGTTTTGACTTCAGTACCCACTGACAGTCGGGTTTCTCGGCTGCACTACCCAGTGCCCACCGCGTCCCTTATTCAGTTGTCTGCTAACTAATAGCCGTGTTCATTTCCCCTTTTACAATCCCAGCAACTTGATGGCGTTCTTTGCGCCAATTTCAGCACGCCTCAATATTTCCTTCGTGCGCTCTTTCAGTACATCACCAACACGTTTCCAGCCAATCAATTTAGGCATGTTAGCCTGACTGTCATCGCTCATCAAGAAGTGTGCATAATCCACCTGGTTAGTAATAAATGATGACCTGCCATATCCAACAATTTCCCAGCCTCTTGACATGTTTTGTGTTCTGTTAGCCTTGCCTGGTGTGATAGTGCCTTCGCTTATTCTTGCCATAACATAGCGGCGCTGTTTTTCAGACTTCCAACCGCCATAAGCCGCCTGGTAGGTTACGTGCGTGTAAGGCGGATAAGCCCTAAGCGATCTAACCATGTAGGCGTTAGCCTCGTCAATAGCAGCATCAGCAACCACATCAGGCACTTTCGCAAGCGCTTCTGCAAGTCCTTCAGCACCCTGTATTTCAATGCCGATAAAATCAGACATTATTTCTGCTCTCTGGCCACTTCCATGGATTCCAAGTTACAGACCTTTCAACACAGTCAGGGCAGTGTTCAGCGGCGCCTAAGCGCCAATAGCAATCCACGCCTTCAGGCACTTTTACAATTTCCCATTCACACTGGCAATTTGTCAGGCATTGTGTTGACCCATCCCCAGGATATGCAGGAAGTGCAAAGCCAAGATCACGCGTGTATGCCTTCCATAATGCTTCATTAGCTGAATTTAGATACATATTAAGTCTTGCCGCTGCCTGCGCCGGCGATATTTCACCGCGCTCAATTTGTGCCATAAGGTTGTCAAGGTACTTATATTGTTCTTTCAGCATCGCGCCAATTCTGCCCCAATCGCGTGCTGATAGATTCTTGCGCCCACCTGCACCCATAGCGTAAAGGTCAATATAGGTGTCTTTTATAATTTCTCTGGTCTGCTTATGGTATTTTTGAAGGGTGAGCGAACCGTTATAATAAGAATCTGTTAATGACTCCAGCACGTTCTTCTGCTGGCTTATAAATTGACCGCGTAATTCATTCATACGCTCAATGCCAATAAAACGTCCTGACGCTGTTTCGCGGTATCGCTGCGCCTTATCGTCCCAAGTCCAAAGCGGTCTTTCAGGCATCCTCATCAACCTTTACATCAGCGTCTAACATGCCTTTATAATCAGGCATCAACTCATCCCACTTTGCCAAAGCCCTGTCAATATCTTCCTGCGTGATAGTCCAATCCTTTTCAGTTGACGGCTTCATCGGTGCGCCAGTCCAGGGTTTGAACTTCTGATACCATCCCTTTGGTTTTTTCTTTTTCATGAAAGCCCTTGCATCGCTAAATACAGTTTCAACACACTTTTCACAGTCTGCATAAGCCAACATGTCTTTTATCACATCTGCAATGGCATCAGGGATAATACGTTCAGAATAATCGCAAATTGCAGACTGGTCGCTGTTTATTCTCTTGACCGCCTCATTCTGCCACGCTTGCAGATCATCCTCAATTATAATCCATGCGGCCGTCCCTTGAAGATAAGGGATTATGTCTGGATAACTCTTCACAGACTCACGCAAGGATTGAAGAATAAGGTCTTTCATGCCCTCAATATCCTCTCAATAGGCTCAATGTCATTCTTGTAATCAATCTGTGAACAGGCCAGCTTATC